AAAGGGACCTTTTCAGAAAAAGGGGGTCCCTCCCCGGCCGGCAAGGGACACCGGCCTATTCGCAGCAGCACCAACGACGGTTCGCACCTCCTCGGATGCGCTTGGTGAAGCTGCCCCAATCAGGAGACAAACATGCCAGACAACAATTACTACAAATCAGCCAGACACCTGGAGTGGCGTGAAAGAGTGCTTCGCAAGGCCAAATACCTGTGCGAGGAATGCAAAAAGTACGGGAAATGCGTATCAGCAACCCACGCTCACCACATTGTCCCAATCAGCGTGGACCCATCGAAAGCGACGAAGCTCGAAAACGGCATGGCGCTCTGCACAGCATGCCATAACAAGCTCGAACCCCGCGATAAAGGTAGCAAAAAATGGAGATAAACACATACAGAATCGACGACATTCTGCCTGCAGACTACAACCCGCGCAAGGCGCTCAAGCCTGGCGACCCGGCATTCGAAAAACTCAAACGATCCATCGAGAAGTTCGATTATGTGGTGCCGATCGTAGTCAACAAAAGAACAGGGAAGGTGGTCGGCGGCCACCAGCGCCTGGCAGTGCTGAAAACACTCGGCAAAACAGAAGTCGAGTGTTCAATGGTCGATCTGACAGACATGGAAGAAAAGGAACTCAACCTGGCGCTGAACAAAGTATCCGGACAATGGGACAACGACAAGCTGTCCGACTTGCTGTCTGAAATCAAAATGTTCGGGGAAAAAGAGTTCACCGGATTCGACGACAGCGAATTCAAGCGAATGACTGCAGAAACAAGCCTGGTCGACCAAATAGCCCAGGAAACCCAGGTCGACTCGCTTCGAGACAAGGCAGAGGAAATAGCAACCAACTTCGAAACCCGCGTCAAAGACGTGGCGCAGCAGCACCCAGAGAAGATGACAAAAGCACTCGGGGTGGTGATCCCAACAGACGGGAATGAAGTGCTCATCATCACGGACCCGGCGCTGAAAGACTTCATCACGGAATTGCGGCGATACGCAAACGCCGGGATACACTCGCCGCTCGAAGCGGTCCTCGAACAGGTGGTGCCAATGAAATGGAGCTGACCAAGGCCATCATCCAGGAAGCGATGGAGAAAAGCACCCGTCAGGTCCTGTCTTTCAGCGGCGGCGGCGACAGCATGGTCCTCCTGGACATCATCTACAACATGGGATACAGAATTCCAGTTGTTTACGCAGACAGCCAAATGGAATACCCGGCGACCCGGCCGTTCATTGAGGAAGTCGTCACGCGGTACAACCTGGATCTGCACGTAGCCAAAGCAGAACGAACACCGTTCGAGCAATGGCAAAGACAAGGCTGGCCAATGCTCGGCAAAATGGCGGCCAGGATTTGGCAGCAAAAGAACCAGGACAAAGACTTCCGCTGCGATGTCTCAAGCTGCTGCAGGAACATGAAAATAGCACCTGCCAGGAAGCTGACAAAGCGGCTCGGGGCCGACCTTCAATTCACCGGACAGCGCGGCGACCAGGACGACATGCTTCGCGGCCTTCGGGCATACAAGGACGGAGCGATCAAATACGTCCAAACAGACAAAATGTTAGTCTGCAGCCCGCTTCTGGGATGGACAGACACGATGATTCGCCGATACACGATGCAAAACAACCTGCCGATCCATCCGGCCAAGAAAGCAGGAGCACAGACCATCGGCTGCATGTACTGCGGCGGCGGCGCTCAGTACGACAACAGCGGATTCAAGATCCTGCGAAAAACACAACCTGACGCCTGGCACCGATTCATGGTTGAATGGCAGGCCGGAGAGATCGTTATCGCCATGAAGTATGGCGTGACCAGAGCCGCAGCCAGGCAAGCAATCAACAGTCTCGGCGGCCTGGAATCACTCGCAGCCGATAAGCCATGGCTGTTTGATTATCTAAGGCTAAAACCGCTGCATGGATACGACCGGGGCAGCAGAATGACAGAGGAAGCAAAGCCAGATGAACATTGACATTGAATTGAGACATGTCCCAGTCGAAATGATGAAATATGCGGCTTACAACCCCAGGAAAGACCTGAAACCAGGCGACCCGGAGTACGAGAAGCTAAAACGATCCATCAGCAAGTTTGGATACAAAGACCCGATCATCTGGAACGAGGCGACCGGCAACATCGTAGGCGGCCACCAACGATTCAAGGTGCTTGTGGCCGAAGGGTACAAGGAAATCCAATGCAGCGTCGTGAACCTGCCTCCGGACGAAGAAAAGGCGATGAACGTCGCGCTCAACAAGGTCTCCGGTGACTGGGAATACAAAAAACTGTCTGATCTGTTCGAGGATCTGAAAGCCAAAGGATTTGACCTGACGCTAACCGGATTTGATGCACCCGAGATCGAGGATCTGCTCGGTGAACCAGAGGTAGACAACGACGACTTCGACGTCGATGAAGCGATCGAGGAAATTGACGAACCGACAACAAAGCTCGGAGATGTCTGGCGGCTCGGGAGCCACAGGCTCATCTGCGGCGACTGCACATCAGCAGATACATACGAAAGACTGTTCGGCAAAAAACACGCCGACCTGGTTGTCACGGACCCGCCATACAACATCAACTACCAAGGCGGAACAAAAGACAAACTGAAAATCCTGAACGACAACATGAGCGACGACGACTTCCTGAAATTCCTGACAGCCTCATTCACCCAGATGTTCAACATAGCCAAGAAAGGCTGCCCCATCTATGTGTTCCATTCAGACCTGGCAGGGAATCAGTTCCGAAAAGCATTTTCCGGGACCGGATGGAGCCTGCGCCAGATCCTGATCTGGGTGAAAAATGCCCTGGTGCTCGGCATGCAAGACTACCAGTGGCGGCACGAACCGATCCTGTACGGCTGGAAAGAGGGCGCTGCACACTATTTCGTCGACGTCCGCGACAACACAACCGTCATCGAGGATAAACCAAACTTCGCCGCCATGAAAAAAGAGGAACTGGCTGAGATGTGCAAACAGATGTACCTGGAGAAATTCGAAGGGACCACACTCATCCAGGAAAACAAGCCGATCCGGAACGGCGACCACCCGACGATGAAGCCGGTCAAGCTGATCGGACGCCTTGTTCTCAACAGCAGCAAAGAAAAAGACATCGTGCTAGATCCGTTTGGCGGCAGCGGTTCCACCCTGATCGCCTGCGAACAGGCCAACCGGGTCTGCTACACAAGCGAGCTGGACCCGAAGTACTGCGACGTCATTGTCAGGCGCTGGCAGGAGTTCACAGGCCGGGCCGCAGAGTTGGAGAGAACAGATGCCGCAATTCACGCAGAAGCAATACCAGAATGACATTGTGAAGAAAATGAAAGCGCTCAACGTCTACAAGCCGGAGTTCGAGCACACAATCGTCGGCCTGGCCAGAATGCTGGTCGACCATGACCGAGCAATCGAGATGTTCGACAAGAGCGGCGGCCAAATCATGATCAAGCACACCAATAAAGCCGGCGCAACCAACGCCGTAAAAAACCCGTTCTATCTATCCCTCGAAACCTTGCGACAAGATATCATCGTCTATCTGCGCGAGCTCGGTCTCACGCCATCGAGCCTAAAGCGCATAAACGAAAACAGCATGAAATCAGCCAAGACAAATAAACTGGCTGAATCGCTCAAAGCTCTTGGAAAATAGGAACTCCAAAAAGGTCGACAAGTACGTCGACGACATTCTTAACGGGAAGAAAAAGGCGTGCTTAGAAACGATTCAAGCTTGTGAACGGTACCGGCGAGACAAAGAATCCGGGGAATGGGACTTCAATCCGAAAGACGCCGAATTCTGCATCCAGATAATCGAACGGACCATGACTCACAAGAAAGGAGAGGATCTCCAAGGGAACCCGCTGCGAGGCAAGCCGCTGACGCTGCAGCCTTGGCAGCTTTTCATAGTTTACAACCTGCTAGGCTTCTTTAAGCCAGGAACTAAGGAACGCCGATTCAAAGAGGCGTTTATTTTTATTCCAAGAAAAAATGGCAAAACAACCTTCATCGCGGCGCTGGCCTGGGCATTGGCGCTACTTGAACGCATGTCCGGATCCAGCATCTACATCGTAGGCGCTGCGCTCCGCCAGGCCATGCAGACGTTCAACTTCATCCTGGAAAACCTGCAATCCAGCATATACGACAGCAAGGCAGACGCCGAGGACGATGGCTGGCGAATCCTGGACAGCAACGCGGCCCACTACATCGAGAACAGAAACCTTGGCGGCGGATCGATGCACATCGAAGCGCTGGCCGCAAACCCAGACAAGCAAGACTCACTAAACTGCAACATCGCCATTGCCGACGAAATTCACGCCTATAAGGACGCGAAGCAGTACAACATCATCAAAGAGGCCATGAAAGCTTACACCAACAAGCTGATGATCGGCATCACAACGGCTGGCGACGACATGACAAGCTTTTGCTATCAGCGCCTGGTCTACTGCCAGAAAATCCTCAACGGGACGGTTACCGATGAAACCTACTTCGTTTTCATCGCCAAAGCTGCCCAGGATGAAGCTGGAAACGTCGACTACACCAGCGCGGATCAACACGAAATGGCCAACCCGAACTATGGCGTGACCATACGACCCGACGACATCATGAACAATGCGCTGCAGGCTCAAAACGACCCGCAGCAGCGAAAAGACTTCCTGGCCAAAGAGCTCAACATCTACACATCGGCCATGAAAGCCTACTTCAACATTTATGAGTTCATGAAGTCGGACAGCAACCACAATTGGAAACTCGAGGAACTGGCCAAGCTGCCAATCAACTGGTTCGGCGGCGCTGACCTGTCAAAACTGCACGACCTGACTGCTGCTGCCTTGTACGGATCGTACCAGGGTGTCGACATCATCATTTCGCACGCCTGGTTCCCAATCACCCAGGCCTACATCAAAGCAGACGAGGACAACATCCCGCTGTTCGACTGGAAGGACAAAGGCTGGCTGACAATGTGCAACAACCCGACGGTCAACTATGCCGACGTCATCAAATGGTTCAAGCAAATGAAAGCCATGGGATTTAAAATCAAGCAGGTCGGGCATGACCGGAAATTCTGCCGGGAATATTTTATCTACATGAAACAGGCAGGATTCAATATCATTGACCAGCCCCAGTACTACTACAAAAAGTCGGAAGGATTCCGGCGCATCGAGGAAAAGGCAAAGAACGACCAGCTCTACTACATGCATTCAACCGCATATGAATATTGCGTCCAGAATGTACACGCCATTGAAAAGACCGACGAAATGATCCAGTACGAAAAAATCCAACCCGAACAGCGCATCGACATATTCGACGCGTCCGTTTTTGCATGTGTCCGATTTCTAGAAGATCTTGAGAAATCTACAAAAGCAACGAGGTGGCTGAATTGAGCAGGAAGAAAAAACAGCGCGATGCACCGATCGCACAAAAGCGAACAGACTCGGCACTCCTTTGGCTGGCGTCGCCGGACGCATATTCGCTTCTGACCAGTCTTGGATACACCAGGCTTACGGATTGCCCTGAAATCCAGACAGCGGTCAACAGGATCGCTGACTTGATCAGTTCAATGACAATCCACCTGATGGCCAACACAAAAGACGGCGACAAGAGGATCAAGAACGAGCTGTCCAGGAAAATCGACATTAACCCGAACAAGCTGACGACCAGGAAACACTGGATGTACTCGATCGTGCGGAACATGATGCTCGACGGGGAAGGGAACGCGGTTCAAATACCCCGATTCTCGGCAGATGGCTTCCTGGAAGATATCGAGCCGCTAGACATGACGCAAGTGTCTTTCAGAGACGCCGGCTATGGATACCAGATCAACTACAAAGGGAAAATCCTCAACCCTGACGAGGTCCTGCACTTTGTGGACAACCCCGACCCACAAAAGCCTTGGATCGGCAAAGGATACCGAGTCATACTGTCTGACCTGGCAACAACCCTGAAACAAGCCCAGACGACCCGAAACGAGTTCATGAATAACCCGCAACCGAGCATCATCGTCCGAGTCGATGCGCTGACCGAAGAATTCGCCAGCGCAACAGGTAGGGACCAGTTGCTCCAAACCTACTTCTCCGCCGTTGAAAACGGCAAACCCTGGTTGATACCGGCCGAGCTTGCTGATGTTCAGCAGGTGAAACCGATGTCGATAAATGATCTGGCCATCAAAGACAGCGTGTCAATCGACAAAAGGACTGCGGCAGCCATTTTCGGCGTGCCGCCTTTTCTTGTCGGTGAGGGCAAGTTCAACAAGGACGAGTTCAACAACTTCGTCAGTACCATCGTGCTACCGAAAGCACGCGGCATTGAACAAGTGTTGACCCGCGGCCTCCTTCTCAATCCTGACTGGTTTTTCAGGTTCAACCCTCGAAGCCTGTTCAGTTACAGCCTAACCGAAATCGCAGAAGTCGCTTGCAACTATGTGGACCGAGCCATCATAGACCGCAACGAAGCCCGCGACTGGTCCGGTTGGAATCCAAGAGAAGGTCTAAGCGACCTCGCAATCCTTGAGAACTACATCCCGATCACGAAGATTGGTGAACAGAAAAAACTAAATCAGAAAGGAGGGAGTGATGATGAATAAGCGTACCGAAAGACAATATCGATACATCAAGCCGGAAATCAGAGCCGAGAACAGCGACGATGGGAAAAAAGTCATCCGTGGTTATTTCAGCGTGTTCAACGAGAAATATGAAATGTTCCCGGAGTTTTCCGAGTCGATAGACCCACATGCATTTGACAACACTCTCGGAGACGATGTCCGGGCGCTGTGGAACCACAACGCAGACATAGTCCTTGGAAGGACTAAAGCCAGAACATTGAACTTGTCTGTCGACAGCCATGGGCTATTCAGCGAAATAGACATCAACGAGAAAGACAGCGATGCCGTGAATGCTCACGCGAGAGTCGAAAGGGGCGACGTCAGCGAATGTTCATTCGGCTTTGATATCGTCCGCGAGGAATTTTCCGAACGGCCGGACGGTGGATGGCACAGCACCATACTCGAAGTCAAATTGTACGAGGTTTCACCCTGCACATTCCCTGCTTACAAGCAAACCAGCATCAGCGCCAGAGCCGAGGATTTCAGTCAATTGAAGAACCGGCAGGTGGATGCCTGGAAAGCAAGAACACTAGAAAGGATCAGGAAAAATGCTGAAACAAATCATCCTTCGGTCTAGGATCAAGGTCGCCAACGGAAAGTTGGACGAACTTCGAGCCAAAGACCAGGACTTCGCAACCCGGCAAGTAGCGATGAAACAGCGCGAAGCCGAGCTCGAAGCCGCAATCAACGAAGTCACTGCGGAAACCAGCCCAGAGGACCAGGCTGTCCTGGACACGCAAGTTGCCGAGCTCGAAACCGAAAGCGAAGCGCTTACCACAGAACTCGAACAGCATGGCGAATCAAAAAAAAAGCTAGAGGACGAAATCCAGCAGCTGCAGGCCGAACTGGACGAACTCGAGGCAAGGCTTGACGTGAACGCCCCGCAACCGCAATCGAACCCCGCCCCTCAAGCAAACGACGAAAGGAAGAACGAAACCATGACCAAACGTGTCAAATTCTTCTCTGGCATCAGCCAGGAAGCCAGAACCGAAATGATGAAGCGCGACGACGTCCAGAAATTCCTCGAGCGAGTCCGCAGCTTCAAAGGCCAAACCCGCGCCGTCACAGCCACCGAGCTGCTCATCCCTGATGTGTTCCTCGGCCTGCTGCGCGAAAACCTGGTCAACTATTCCAAGCTGCTTTCGAAAGTCATGGTCCGGACCGTCGGTGGAACGTCTCGCATGAACATCACCGGTGCAATGCCCGAAGGTGTCTGGACCGAGGCCGTCGGCGCTCTGAACGAACTGGCGCTCACCTTCTCCCAGATCGAGGTCGACGGCTACAAGGTCGGCGGCTTCATCCCGATCCCGAACGCCACCCTCGAAGATTCCGACATCAACCTGGCCAGCGAAATCATGACCGCCATCAGCTATGCTATCGGCCGCGCCCTTGATAAAGCTATTGTTTACGGTACTGGCACGAAAATGCCTGTCGGTATCGTGACCCGCCTGGCCCAGACCTCGCAGCCTGCCTACTGGGAATCCAGCGCCCCTGCATGGACCGACCTGCACACATCCCATGTGCTCAAATTCGATCCGTCCGCCATGACTGCGCAGCAGTTTTTCGCCAACCTGATCGGATACCTTGGCGTCGCCAAGTCGGACTATGCTTCCGGCGACAAAATCTGGCTGATGAACGAGGACACCTTCACCGCGCTGCAGGTCAAAGCCGTCCAGTATGACTCGTCCGGCTTCCTGGTCTCCAAGCAGGCAGGCACGTTCCCGATCGTCGGTGGTGAAATCATCCTGCTCGACTTCATCCCTGACAACGACATCGTCGGCGGATACGGACTGCTCTACCTCCTGGCAGAACGCGCCGGAATTTCCCTCGCATCTTCGACCGACGTCCGCTTCATCGAAGACCAGACCGTCTTCAAGGGCACAGCCCGCTATGATGGCAAACCGATCTTCGGTGAAGGTTTTGTTGTCGTCAACATCAACAACAGCAACCCGACCACCTCGCTGTCGTTCGAATCCGACGTCGCCAACACCGTCGCAACCCCTTACGGCCTGCCCGTTGCCGGCACCTATGCCGCAACCCAGACCGTCAACCTGTACTGCCTCACGCCCGGTGCCAAAATCTACTACACCGTCGATGGCAGCACCCCGGACGACACCGACACCCTGTTCACAGGCCCGATCACTGTCGAAGCTACCACAACCATCAAGGCGATCGCCTACTACAATGGCGTCGCTTCGGCCGTGTTCTCTGAAGCAATCACAATCAGCGGCTGACCCATGAAAGGATGATCCCATGAGCACATTGAGCACTCAAGCGCTGCCACTGGTAAAAAGTAGGCTGAACCGTGTGGCCAGCGATACGTCGCTGGACGACTACCTGACACCGCTCATCGCGTCTGCAGAGCTTGAACTCACGCGAAATGCGATCAAACTCCAGGACGACGTCGATGACCTGATGCTGCTGGTCGATTATGCAACCTGGCGCTATCAAAACCGCGACCAGAAGGGATCAATGCCGGAATGGTTGAGGCTGCGCCGCCGCGAGCGTGCCGTGTCGATGAAAGGACGGACGTCAACATGATTCTTGATAAAGGAATCTGCACTCTGTACAAAGTCAGCAACAGCGCCGCGGCCGGCGCAATGCCGGTCCAATCTCTGACAAAGATCGCAGACCATTGGTTCGCAGACCTGGAGTTTGAAGCGGCCATGTTCATGGACACCGACAACTCCGAGCAAATCCTGGTCGAAAAGAAGATCCGTATCCTCCAAAACCTGAACGTCCTGAAAGGGACGGTCATCAAGATCGACAGCGACTACTACAAAGTAGTCCGCGTCTATCATGGCAAGGATGAACTGATCTTCTACGGCCGGTCCCAGGGCAGCGGGGAACTGATCTCCGATATCTCATTGACAAGGGTGGTGGGCAAGTATGATTGATCAGGAAAAGATGCAAGCCATTCTGGACAACTTCCAAACCATCTTGGCCACAGCAGATCCAACGGCGACAAAATTCTTCTCCGACAACCCTGGAAACTTCACCGTATGGACCCCGATCAAGTTTGTCGCGGCGCTATCTGACGACGAAGGGGAAGATGCATACTGGGACATCCAGGTCGAGCGAAATACCAAAATCGACCCAGACCCTGTTGTGACCGCCATATACAACGCTCTCTTGACTGCCAGGATTCAATTCGAATATGAAATCGACGTCGAGAGACATGAAAACGAATCCAGCTACGTCCGACACCTATTCTCCTGCAAAGCAAGATAACAGAAAGGAAAACAAACCATGACTTATGTAGCCAAGCCCATTGGCGCTCGCAAACTGACTTGGTTCCCGCTGACCGCAAACACGGACACCGAAACTGTCCCGGCGGCATACGGATCTCCGGTCAAACTGTCGCGCCTGATCAACATCCAATGCGCCCCGGTTTTTGCCGAGGGCACGCTGGAATCCGACGACGGCATTGAGGACAGCGTCTCCAAGGTTGTTGCCATCGACGTCACCATCAACGCCTCGCAGCTGACAGACGCAATCCGCGCTGCGCTGCTTGGTAACGCCATCGATGCCGGTGGTGGTGTCCTGACGACCAGCGGCGACTCGGCGCAAAAAGGCGCTCTCGCCTGGGAAGAAGAACTTTCCAGCGACACTCCCGGCAGCACACCCAAGTACAAGCGAGTTGTCTTGTACATGGGCAAGTTCAAAGAAATGACCGAAACCGCAAACACCATCACCGAGGGCGGGATCACCTACCAAACCCACAACCTGACTGGCCGGTTCTACAAGCGCACCTATGACGGCCACATCAAGTACTCCATGCGCGAGGACACGCCATCTGTCGACACCACCAAGCTCGCGGCATGGTTCTCCGCCCCGCAGGAATACGGTGATGCATTCGGCACCACTTGCGTTGCTCCTGTTGCCGATCCGGTCGCTGGTGCGGTCGCTGCCGGAACAGACGTTGCGCTCTCCACATCGACCTCTGGCGCTGTCATCCGGTACACCCTGGACGGCACAACCCCGAACTCGACCAGCACTCTCTACGATGGCCCGATCGAGATCAACGAGGCGCTCACCATCAAGGCGATCGCTCTCAAGGCCGGCATGAATACTTCCACAGTGTTCTCTGCAGCCTACACGCTCACCTAATCAGAAAGGAATGGGAGGCGGCTTCGGCCGTCTCCCATTTAGTGCGTTATGGACATTTCCGTCACTGACCTGTATCCGCTCGAAAATTATGCGACTTTTGACATAATCAGGCCGCTGGTTTGGTCCAATGCAGCCATACTGCACGCCTGCCATTACATGCAGACAATCTACCAGGAAAACTTCACATACGACGAACTGATCGACGAGTTTTTGATAAGCGGAACCCTGCGATCCGCGCTGGCGCTTGTCTATGGGGCCTGCAAAGCTGCAGATCCAGGCATTACCGTTTTCGCATTTGGCGCCATATACAACAAGGAACATGTCAACGAGTGCATCGACGCTGCGCTTCAAGGCATCAAAGCATACCTGCCGGAGCCAGAGATTAAAGACAGCGGGAAAAATCTGGACGAATCATACCCAGACACTCAGACCGAAAAGAGCCAGGATAAAAAAGGAACTCGATACGATTGGGGCTATTGGTTCTGGTTCGCCAGATCAAAACTGAACATGTCTGCAAAGGAATTTGCTGAGACAAGCCAACGGTCCATCTATGAACAGTACAAACGCTACTGGACGGACCGCGGGCATGACATGGTATCCAAGGACGATGGGAGCTGGTTGTAATGTCCACATTTTCATCCAAGGGGCTTGATGAGATCATATCCGACATGGACAAGATGGGCGCAAGCGTCTCTTTCCTACATGACATTATGCTGGTGGACGGGGCCGACATCATCAAGGAATCCTGGAAACAGGAAGCCGGCAAACGAACAATGTTCATCACCCATGAAATGATCAACTCCATCAACTACAAGATAAAGAAAAAAGAGCCAAACTCACTCAAGGTCGACATTGTGCCGATGGGCAGAGATAAAAAAGGTGTCCGAAACGCTGAAAAGGCATTCATTCTGCACTACGGAACATCACCCAGACGTCGACCCACATCAAAACCAAAGAAAAATAAAAAATATCCCGGCCCGGGCATCCCGCCAACACACTGGGTAGACGATGCAGAAGGGAAAGCCGTCCCGCTTGTCGAGAAGAAATTGCTTGCTCGATACGATGATTGGCTTGCAAAAAACGGATTCAAATAAGGGAGACGCAAAATGCCTGTTCGTGAGATAAAAACCATCTTCTCCGTTGACGGCCAGCAGAAGTATGTTGACGCCATCAAATCCATAAACAAGCAGCAGCAGGTCTTGAATGCTGAAACAAAGGCGACCATCGAGAGATATAAGCTCGCAGGCAACACACAAGCAGAACTCAAGACCAAGATGAACAACCTCACCCAGCAAATCGCGCTGCAGAGACAAAAGGTCAATGAATCCGAGCATGCATTCGAAACGGCTAGGCAAAAGTATGGCGAAACAGCCCAGACCACCCAAGAGCTGAAAATCCAGTACGAAAAGGCAAAAGAGCAACTGTCAAAATTCCAGAGGCAGCTGCAGCAGGCCAACACTGACCTCGACAACCATACAAACAAGCTGAAAAAGGCTGGAGATGCCGCTATAAATGCCGGTGACAAAATGGTCAACGCCGGCACGAAAATGCAGAAATTCGGCAACCAGATGTCCATGTACGTCACCGCGCCGATCCTGGCCGGAGCCGGAGCCGCCGCGAAAGCAGCGATGGATTATGAGTCGGCATTCACAGGCGTGGTCAAAACCGTCGAAGGAACGCCTGAACAGCTGGCAGCTATCTCCGATGGCATCCGAGAAATGTCAAAAGAGCTGCCAACATCTGCAGTTGAAATCGCAGCAGTAGCTGAAGCGGCTGGCCAGCTGGCTATCAAAACAGATAATATCCTTGGGTTTACAAAGGTCATGATTGACCTTTCCAATGCGACTAACATGACAACAACCGAAGGTGCCGAGCAATTGGCACGTTTCGCAAACATCATGGGCATGTCACAAACCAATTTCGACCGCCTCGGAGCTTCCATTGTCGACCTGGGCAACAATTCAGCCACAACAGAAGCAGAAATAGTCGACATGGCCATGCGCTTGGCCGGTGCAGGCAAGCAAGTCGGCATGAGTGAAGCCGACGTCATGGGCCTGGCAGCAGCGCTCTCTTCACTCGGCATCGAAGCTGAAATGGGCGGCTCTGCCATGAGCAAGGTCATGATCAGGATGCAGCTCGCCGCCGAAACCGGTGCCGAGGCAAACGAGATCATCGCCAAAACCGGCAAGACGACCAGAGAACTGGTCATGTTTGCCGACCAGGATGCCAAAGGCTTCAAGGCTATGGCTAACTCCTTGGGATACACATCCTCGGAATTTAAAAACTTCCTGGATGCGTCCGTAGCGCTTGAAGCATTTTCAAAAGCCACTGGGAAAACAGCAAAAGACTTCAAAGACGATTTTGAAAAAGATGCCACCAAAGCTGTTGTTGGTTTCATCGCTGCGCTCGGGAAAATCGACAAAGAAGGCGGGTCCGTCATCGGGACCCTCGAGGATCTGGACATATCCGAAGTTCGCATGCGTGACGCCTTGTTGCGCACAACAAACGCCGGATCGCTTCTCGCGGATTCAATCAAGCTATCGAACGACGCCTGGACAGACAACAATGCGCTCCTGGTCGAAGCAGACAGACGATACGCTACAACAGAGTCGCAAATCCTCATGACAAAAAACCGCATAACGGATGCCGGAATTACAATAGGCGAGCAACTACTCCCTGTCATTGCTGATCTGGTTGAAGATGTGGCAAAAGCAGCCGAAGCATTTGCCGACCTGGACCCTGAAATGCAGAAATCCATCATGGTCGCGCTTGGCGTTGCCGCTGCAATCGGACCTGTAACAAAGGCGCTTGGCGTTGTCACATACACCGGCGGCGCCGCGACAAAGGCCGTCGGCAAAATCATGCAGGCATTCGCAAAGCACAAGACAGCGGCTGCAGCAGCCTCCACAGCCACGCAGGGGCTCGGCGCATCAATGGTTGGCGCAACAGCATCAGCAGGCCCGCTGATCGCTGTCCTGGGTGGTGTGGCGCTTGCAGCAGCCGGCGCATACATCGCCTATCAAAAAGCAAACGAGCAATTCTTCGCGGCCGGTGAAGCCGGAGAAAAGTTTGCAGGCGGATTTAAAAACGTCGCAGCCGAGGTTGAATCTGCAAGTTCCGCACTCGAAGGATTTGACTTTAGCAAAATTATCAGTAGCGATGACATGAGCGAGATCGATGGCGGAATCACGGATGCGCATAATCGGATCCGCGAACTCGCAGAACTTGCAGCCAGTGAAGCCAGGGAATACACAGACGCCGAGCGAAAAGAGATCGAGGAACTGATCGGCCTGATCAACGACTACACCCAAAAGAAAATCGACGCCTACGTCAAGCAGCAAGAAGTGTACGCTGCCTACGTCAGCAGCGAAAAAGACGTCAACCTGCCTCGTGCCAACGAACTGATTAAAGGCAGCGAGGACGCGATGAACCAGACCATCGCTGTTGCTGAAGCAAAGTTCAAGGATATGATCACCGCTGCGGAAGAACAGTATGGACACCTGGGCGAAATCGATGAAAGAGCCTATCAGCGAGTTGTCGAGAACGCAAAAAAACAAAGAGACGCTCAAGTCGAGCAAGCAAATGCAGCACACGCCGAAACACTTGGGATAATCACCGAAAAATACGAAGCTGAACTTGGTGAGGACCAAAAATACTTTAGCGAGTTTTCCATTATTGGCAGCCAAATAAAGCAGGCAGAAGAAAATCGGACAAAATACATTGAGGAAGAATCTGCCAAGCGTATCACGGCCAAAATGTCAGAACGCCAAAAAGGGCAAACAGAACAAGACATCGCCAAAGAGGCTCAAAAGAAATACAACGAAGAAACGGAATTGCTTTTCGGGCAACTTGCAGAAGCGTATGAAGGGGCTACCGCTGCGAATTTAGACAACTGGCTCTACATGGTAGCTCAAACTGAGTTGTATGGCGGCGAGGTCGACGATAAAACAAAAGGGATCGTTGACGGAATGATCGCGTCGTTTGACCTGCTGCCTGAAGAATCGAAAGAGGCTGCAACAAATGCCATGTTGGGATTAAAACAAGGCATGGAAGATGAAGAACCGTCTCTGTTCGAAAAAGCAAAGAACATCGCTGACGGCATTATTTCAAGAATCAACAAAATATTTGACAACCGGTCGCCGTCACATGTGGCAAGGCGAATCGGATCGTTCTTCGGCCAAGGCCTCGGGATTGGCCTCGAGGAAAGTGGCGAGGACGCGATAAACACGGCCGGAGATGTCGCAGGCGCTATCGTCGATGAAGCGTCCAAAATCAGCCAGGCGCAAGAGTATCTCCGGGCCAAACTCAGCGGAAGTAGCATATCGACACCAAACCTGCCATCGTCCAATCCAGTAATCCAAACACAGCAAACGTCCGAAAGCAGAGTGATCCATAGTGGGAAGATTGTTGTCGAGGGAGTCACGGACAAGGGACAGGTAGCAGGCGTGGCCGAAATCATCCTTGATCAACTGAGAATGGAAATGATGCTGGCCGGCGGATAAGCAGGATAGGGAGACTAGCCAATGCAAAACTACATCACTGACGATGCAGGAACCCTGATCTATTGCCGCGGGCTACAGGTCAGGCCGACACGATCAACAGGCAAAATCACGTCGAAACTGCTGGACGGTTCATTCACCGTCCAGCAGATCAGCACCAATGAAGCCACAACGCTGCAGGTCACGGTCGGAGTCATATCAAAAGCCACATTCGATGCCGCATGCGCATCCTGTGAGCCTTTATACATTTATCACTTCGACAAGCGGTACCATGCAATCATTACTAGCCAGGAAATCTCCTGGGAACCCGTAGCAACCGGAAACGACAACTATCGTGGTACGTTTGAGGCTGCAGCAATCGAGGTGGTCGACAGATGAGGTACATTGATCCTACCTTAAAGGCCAGGATCCAGTCGGCGCAACAGACTCTCTACAACAACGCCAACCCGCAGATGGAAGTCATCGCAGTTCGCGCCAGGACACCGATCACCCGCAAGGAACTGTGGCAGGAGCTTATCATCACCGAGTCGGCAACGGCTGTCTGCACCAGCGTAGCGGTCAAGAAAACAGGTCGGACACCTGAAACGGTCTATGCGGCCTATGTTGATTCAACAGGCGTGCTGACGGTCAAATCTGCGGCGATAAAGATGCCGATCCGGCTTATGACCTGGCAGGTTGAAACGACAATCAGTGACTGTGTGGCCTGCGCAATCGAGTTTGACGGCTATTTCGTCCGAGTCGGCCAGCACACCGAATACCACACAGAATCAACGCCATGGCTGTTCTACGTCACAACGGCTGGCGCACTTTATGGCGGGCCTCTGGGCGGCACGTACACGATCCTTGGCGAGTCCAACGTATCGGCTGTTTCGGCGGTCCGCGGATTCCGGTCAACGATGGGCGAGTATGATCAGGGTTTGATCCTGTTCTCGATCGTTTCCGGCGACATCTACATGCGAGAGCTGATCGATGATGTCTGGTCGGACGCTGCGCCGATTGGCTTCGGGCCGGAAGTCACTTGGGTTGAACTCAACACGACGCTGACATGGGACTACCGCATAGTGATTCAGGCTGTTGACTCGTCCGGCGTGCTGTATGAACTGTATGCACATTCGGACGGTATCGCAAAGAAGAACTTTGAGCATATTGAGATCACAAATCTGACGGCGACCGGACAGATGTACGAGGTTGCATATCGGGACGCTCAAGGCATTGAAAATATCGAGATTGTTGACCTGTCTGCTCTGGCTGCGCTTCTGTGGGCCGTTGACCAGTACATGATTGAGGCTGAAAACATCGCTGTGTCGCTCGAAGATCCAGAGAATCCGGGCACATACTACGATGATTATGGCTACAAGGTCATGGTCACATGGGATCACCCGGTGGATATACTGACCGGCAACGGATCGGCTTTCACGCTGACGGATTCGACGTTGGTGGCCTTCGGATCGACGGCTGTTGCGCAGATCGATGCTGACACCATCGAGATTACGTTCCAGAATTTCAACAATGCCATGGGCAATTGCACAATCGCCTACACGCCGGGAACGATTCAAGGCGAGGCACAGCAAACCCTGCTGGCCAGCTCCGTTGTGTTCACCCCGACTGGCTTAGTTCCAGTTGCCGTTGATCCGCCTGTGCCAACCGGAGCTGTTAATACGATTGATTGGAGTCTGACATGAGTAGCCTAGATTATTCCGCATCAATCGAGATCACGTTCGACAAGGATATCACCAACGACCCAGAGATCATCACGGGTTTAGAATCTTACAGCATATTCAAATTAAATCCGTTCGTGGCGATAGCTAACCTAAGTTCTGGTGACAACGCATCCTATCCAAAAGACCGAGCCTTTGACGGAAGTACATCGACCTATTGGCGGTCAAGCTCAACCACGGCAGGACAATGGATTGGACGAGATTTCGGCGGGCCTGTCACGCTGTCAACCATCACGGCAAGGTTTGATTATGCCAGTGGGCGACCTAATGCGTATGCCTTGCAAGGCTGTGATGATGGATCAAGCTGGGCCGATATTACAACCGGAAATTTTGCAAACGCATCTGGCGATCAGGTTGTCAATTTCGCCGCTACAACCTATCGCTACTGGCGGCTGTATTTCTCGTCCAGATATTCCAGTTATTACACCTGCACCGAGTTCACGTTTCCGAATCCAACCCGCAACACTTACGATGTCACAGGCTGGACCGTATCGGCTACCCAATACGACAAAAGCCCAGAAGGGAACGAATACACGGAAACCTACACGGTCTACAAGGTCACAAAACCGGCATCCAATGTCATCAAGTTGTGGCTGGACATGGCTGACCGCATCGGCTATCCAGCGGGCGACCTGACTGTGACCTATGACGGACTCGCCGGGAACCTGCGTGGGGCTGGTGATGTTGCTGTGGAAAGTTTTTCGATCCCGTGCTCACTCAACGCTGGCTTGGCTGTGAAATTCAACCCGCACGATGTTGAGAACGTTGAGATCGCTAATCTCACGGCGGTAGTAACATTAACACAAATTTATTATTCTTCGTATCAAAACGGATCAGAAAATATAGAAGTCTCAAGCCTTGCAACATCAGCCATTTTGACCCACATCGATTACCTATAAGGGGGCAACATGAAAGTAAATTCAAGAATTGACACAAAAATTCATAACAGGTTTGACATCTACATCAGAAAAAGTGGAGAGCCTGAAAGTGCCAACAGGCAAATTGGATATGCCCAGAACATCGTGTTAAATCAATTGTGGTCACGTTTACTTGGGGCTGCGACTTTTAACGGATATTTTAATTATATCTTTTTGGGCACCGGCAGCGGCACACTAGCGGCTACCAGAACATCACTATTCGCTCATCTTGGATATAAAGCAGCAAGCGCCTACAATAAGACCGCTGATTATATGGGCGGGTTGTTATCCAATGTTAAATACTGCCAACTACTCGAAACAGAATATGTTGGGTCTACGTTGACCGAGGTGGGCATCGCTTATGGAACAACCTCGACCAACCTATGCACACACGCCGTCATCAAGGATATGAACGGCAACCCGATCAGCATTGAAAAGACAGCTCTTGACATCATTACAATTTATGCAACTGTTTTTGTACATTATGGCGCAAACGGAGTCGTTGGCGGTAATGCGTGGGCTAAAATGGATGTCTGTGATGCAGCCTATGACAACAACTTCTTATACTATCTAATGCTTGGCGATGAACTTGCAAGCAACTATGACTACCCAAGCACATTACAGGTGTCTCAGGCATTTGGCTATAAGCCATACAGTTTCAACAACACAATGCTCCGTTACACCGTCTTGCCGACCCCAACAATCGATACTGCCGCTCGAACCATATCGTTTGCGGCTAGGGTTCCAGCCGCCTCTGGAAATTTTGGTGGGCTGAATAGCATATGCTTACATAATGACTTCCGACAAACTGTGATCTGCCACGTTGACGTGGATCCGGGCTGGTATGCTGGAAGTCCTATAGTTGGTGAAGCGCTTGGAACCGGTGACGGTGTAACAACTGATTTTAACACTGCATTTGATCGGGTCAGAGCTGGTTCTAAGGTATACGTCGATGGAGTCGAGCAGACAAGTGGCGTGACCGTTCAGGTTGGGAAACCACATCCCAATCGGATCGAATATATGGGGCATTATTTTGGCCTTTTAAGTACGGACCCGGCAGTGCAGGATGGATTTTCTGGTTGGAGTACAACCACATATTGCTCAAGCCAAACGGCAATTTTTTATAATCCTTACTGGGCGCTTGGCACAAATAAAATGACATTTTCATCAGGTGTAACAGCTTATATTTCTGACGATACCGTTAATTGGGTAGCTGTAACAAGTAACGTGGCAATTGATGAAGCATACCGCTATTACAAGTACGTCAAGTTAGTAGTAACCGGTGGGGACCGATATTGCTATGTGCAAGCATATAACCAGCCGTCATACGTCGTGCGTTTCGATACTGCACCAGCAAATGGTGCTGTTATCACGATTGATTACACCACAGACACAATTGCCAAAGACGAAAACCATGTCTGCGACATTGAGTTTACAATGGCGTTCGGTGAATATACGCCATGATAGCGAGGTGAAAAATGTCAGTAGTCTGGGATTTTTATCGACAGGTCGATTCTGCTGCCACTCCCGGCATTCCGACAAGCTACTTTGACGAGGCGTGCCAATCCATCTACACGGACGGTGGTTACATCAAAACACAGCTCGGTACAGTCGATGACGGGCAATGGCAGGACGTTAGCTGGGAATCCGAAATAGCGATCAGCGACAGCGGATACAGTGAATTGGATCTGGAACACACATACAACGGGCATCTATGGGGGACGGCACAGCATGGCGCTGATGTCGTCCTCCTGCTTTATGCCTACATGATAGACGTTTCGACTTGGCTAAAATCCGGCGAGCAACAACTACAGGCAGACAACCAGATCAAGGCCGGCAGAATCACGCTGACGAACGCCGACAAGACAGCGTTTGACGACGATGTTCTGACACTGTTCGCGCCGGGCAACCGGATCCGGCTGCGCTTCATGGCTGGCGACTCCGATCCGTATGACATGGGCCAGTTCCACATCGAGGACAGCCCATATAGCGAGACCGGCGCAGAGTTCAATTTCTCTGGCCGCAACCGGCTGGGCTTTCATCTGGCCAACCAGACCTTCGACGAACGGACCAGTTACAGCGGGACATTGACGAGCGTGTTCACAACCATGCTGACAGACGCTGGCGTTCCTTCGGCCTACATCCTCGTTGAGGACACAGCAACAACCGGCGCATTCACGTTCAACAACTCGGACAAGTACTTGGACGGTATCACATCGGCTTTGGCCATTGCCGACTGGTACATGGACGACAAGCCGGACGGAACCATTGTGATCGGCAGCGCAACGTTCATTCGGACCAACGTGGCCTCGACAGGCATCTACTCGTTCAATCGAGGTTCCGAAGTTTTCAGCCGGTCTGTGACTCGCAAAATGGACGGTGTCTATTCAAGGGTATGCGTCAGGCGAAACGGTCCGAATCCGCGCAAGGTGTTTGCTGATGTGCCGTACTATGACGGCTGGTATTTGGCCGGACACCGAACATTCTATCAGGACGTTCCTGACGATTGCAGCAACGCCAATATGGACCGGATCAGCACTCAGCTGGTTGATGGCATGCAGTACAGCGGCATCGTTGAGAAGTTTGACAGCCCTTTCCGGCCTTGGCTCCAAGTCGGTGATGTGGCCTATGTAACCGGTGGCGACTCGCCCAGACTGGCGGGGATCATCACCGAAGTGCAGCACCAGTTTGGCGAGAGTGGATACTTCACCAGTTTTACTGTGACTTCTGGTGGTACAATCAGCAACCCGGACAATCCAGAGACGGTCGCAAGCCAATACGTCGGGAAAATGGGTGGAGCAAATCGCCAACGGCGGCTCCTGGACTACATCGCCGGAAACATTGGATCATCGTCAGGGGCAAGCGCAGTCGGAGCAATCACTTATCAGGCTGCCGTGGCTGGCGGGTACATGGGCGACGAGCAAACGCTCAACGGGCACTTGGCAAAGATGGCGGCGGGGGCTGTCATGCCTGATGGTGGCGTGTACGGCCAGATCCTTGGCAAGATATCCGCAAACGACTATGACGCAGACTGGATCGACACAGACATATGGGGAGGGATGTAAATGGCAGCAATCAGTAAACGATTGGCAGCTGGAACGCTGTCAGACAGCAACGGGACTTTATATTCCGCTCCATCCGCGACCGGGGCAATTACCATCATTAAATCGCTGGCCCTCTGTAACGTCACAGCGGGAGCGGTCACTGCGACAATAAAACTGAATGGTGTCGAGATCCTGTCAGGCAAGAGTCTGGCGGCGAACGAAACCTATATACTGTCCGGTCTGGATCAGGTTATTGGCGCATCTGAACTCATCGAGGGATCAGCAAGCGCAGCGGCATCAATCAAGTTTTATATCAGCGGGAAGGAAGTGACATGATGAAATACACGGCAACCACACTAGGTGGAGTTGAGGTCATCCAGCGCGAACGAGACGACGGAGTTGTTGACTACATCGCCAAGGACGAAACAAACCCGGACTACCAGGAATACCTGGCGACACTTGCGCCGGAGCCGACGCTCGAGGAAGAAATCGCACAGCTTGAGGTCTTGCTCGCTGAAAAGAAAAAAGAACTCATTCGGCAGCAGATTTTGGCAGAAATGCAAAACAGCGAGGGATTGACAGATGGCGAATGGACAGCTGACAGATGCGACAATTTTGGTTATTGCCGGGATCATTGGACTTTTCGTAATCGCTGGGATCGTGCTTGGCGTGTTTGTACAGATCAAAAATCTCAGGGCTGATGCAGCATCCGAAACAGAGGCAAAGGTCACTAAGGCGACACACGAAGCGCTGCGTGAAAAAGCCACATCGGATGCACTGATTGCGTTGAAAGAGTCAGTAGACAACACCCATATACTGGTCAGGGATTTAAAGAACGAGCTTGTGACCAGGATCGAAACCGTTGAGTGTGCCAAAACAGATCATGTTCAGCGGCTGACCAGACTCGAGGAATCGGTCAAGTCGGCTCATAAGCGTATCGATGACCACAGGAAAATTGATCACAAACTACTGGAACAGGATCAGGAGTCTGAATATGGCTAAGAAAACCAAATACTCGAAGAAACTGGTGACAGGGATCAGCATCGTGCTGGTCCTTTTCATTGTCGCCGTCCTGGCCATCTACTGGCATACCGGCAGCGAACCGTCTGTCCTGATCGGGGCCGTGTTCGCGGCTGCGCTGGGCGAATACTGGCAGCTGGCAGGAATCAAAAAAGCTGAAATCAAACATAATAAACCGGAGGACATTGAAAATGGATTGGATTAAAGTGCTGATACAACTCATCCCATACTTTATCGCTGCAGTCGTCTTGACCATCGGCGTGATCGCCTGGAAGAACGGCTATAGAAAACAGATTGCGAGCATGCTCTTCTACCTTGTTTGCCGAGCTGAAGAAGAACTCAGCGGGGAAGGTGGCACCGGCAAGCTCAAGTTTGCTGCCGTCACGACATGGGTCTATGAAAAGCTGCCGTGGTATATACAGTTATTCTTCCCAAAGGCTGAAATCGATAGGCTTATTGAACTTGCGGTAACCGAAATGAAGGAATGGTTGGCGGCCAATGCAAAGGCCAGAGCGTTGATAGCAGGAGGCTGACATGATCCTAACACTTTCAAAAGCAAAGCAAGGGAAAGAAAAACTTGCTCCGAATTTCTGGGTGTACGAATTTGCCTGCAAAGACGGATCCGACACCATTCTTGTGGACACTGTCCTGGTATACTACCTTCAAAAAATCCGGGACCACTTCAACGCCTCAGTGACAATAAATTCAGCATACAGAACGGTGTCGTGGAACAAGGCTCAAGGCGGCAAATCAAGTTCGTATCATCTGAAAGGAAAGGCTGCTGACATTGTAGTGGCTGGACACACCACCCAGGAAGTGTACGACTACTGCGTGAATGTTCTCAAACTAAACGGAGTGGGCCGGTATTACAACGGTCGAAAGACTAAAGACCAGTTTGTACACATTGATGTAGGCAGCAGGGCGGTACCATGGAGACAGATTGCTTAGCTGGCCATGCCCGTACAAGCCAAGTCATAAATGCCCGCTGGCTACCATGGCAGGGACGTGCGACGACAACACGCTGGTTCGTTGCCCTCTACACCCAACAAAGCACAGCCTGGACTTGCTGCCAGGTCATGACAAAGCCCTCGACTCGGAGTGATCCGGGCCGGGGGCTTTTTTCTATTTCAACAACCTGGCAGGCTCGACCTCAAGCACCTCAGCGATTTGCAGGAGCCTGGACACAGTCATGTCCTGCAGGCCAAGCTCATACTTTGCAATCTGTGGTCTCGATGTGCCAACCGCGTCGGCAAGTGCCTGCTGTGACATCTTCTTTTCGGCCCTGATTTTCACCATGTTTCGCCCGACAATATTATCCATAAAAGCTCACCTCTGGACCATATTACCTTATAAGGAACAAAACTGCAACGTAGCTGCAACGTAACATGCACCAGAATGCCTGCGGCGCAAGCGTTTGACGGCAACGGGCTGCAACGTAACTGCAACGTAGACGGCGATAATATCCGATAAAATATGGCAATTATGGACCGTTATCGGCTTTGGTGGCTTGGCCTTATTTCTACAATAAAACGCTGAAAAGCCCTGCGGCTGTAAGCTCACAGGGCTTTTCGTTTTGGAGCCTGTTGACGGATTTGAACCCCCGACCTGCTGATTACAAATCA